TCGGCATTCCGAATGCAGGCGGCGGCGGCGCTTGTGCTGGCGCTTCCCCAGGAAATGCGCCCGAGTAGTCAACAGCACCAGGTGGTGCCTGTGCCTGTGGGGGTGGGAACCCACCTCCGGCAGCACCTCCCGGCGGGAATGCTGGCGGCAGCGGCGGTGCGCCGGGTGCGCCTGCTGCGCCTGTTATTGCTGACGGCGGTATGCCTGGCTGACCGGGTCCGGCAAGTGCCTGCAAGGTTGCGGAGTTCGCGTCGATCCATTCGTTTAATTTGTCGCCCATGATTCTCTCCTCACCAGTCAAAGCCATAGCTGGTAGATTCTGCCGGCGCTGGTTCCGGAGTGCCACCGCCGAAGGCCGCCATGCCGGCGCCTTCACCGCCCAACATATCGCCGAATCCGACACCGATCTTCTTCATGAATCCGCCGCTCGCACCGGAAGCCATAAGCGATGCGCCACCTGTAAAGTAGGCGCCGGCAACGGTAGCCGCCACGCCGAGGATCGTGCCCAGCGCACCCTTCTTCTGCTTCTCAGTCCTGGTCTTCGTGTGAGGAACTGTCGACAGCGTGTCAAGCAGCGGCTTCAGGTTGTTGACATCCCAGTCCCTGGCTTCGATGAACTGGCCGTAATCGAAGTCAAGGCCTGCCTGCTCCAGCTGGCGCTTGATGCCGCCGGTTGTCAGTAGATTCTGGATGTCTTGCGTCAGCATCTGCTGGCCTGCCGCGCCAGTTGCCCGGAACTGCTCTGCTCCTCGAGCGAACACATCCCGATCGCGATTGAATTGGTCACGGCCAGACTCAAACGCCTGCTGATAGCCACGCCCGTACAGGTCGCTCATCGCCTCGAGGCCACCGCGGCGACCTTCGGCCTCAGCGATGCCGTGACGGGCACCACCGAAGGCACCGGTCATGCCGGCTTGGCCGCTGATCGCCTGTTGCTGCCTGGCGATTTCCTCGCGAAGCTCTCGTGCTGCCGGGTCCAGTGCGCCCGAGATGTACGGATTCATGTAGGCTTCCATGTCCGCATCGGTGAACGACTGGACGCCTTGCTCAGTCAGTTCACGGGATCGCTCCAGATCGGACTGGTAGTCCTGACCCATGCCGAGCGCCCGCTCTCCGGCGACTGTCTCGCCCTCCGAGAGATCGGCTATTCGCTGCTCTTCGTACGGCGTGTATGGCCGGTCAGCTATATCGCTGGCGATGCCTACCGCTTTCTCGCTGCCTGCTTCAAGCCACGCGGGAATGCTGTCCGTTGTCGTCGTCTTCGATGAACTGCTCATGGTGCGGTGCCCTCACAAAATTACCACCGCCATTGACATACCCGAGACTCGTCATGAATTTGTTCTTGAGGCCGGTCTGCTGGCCGCTCATCATGCCGACAATCATCGGCATCCTGGGCTTGGCCTTGTCGTTCCATGGGTTGATGTCCGCATCAGCCCATTCCTCGACAGCCTTCAGCAGCATGATCGCGATATCTGAATCGCGAAATTGCGGCAGTACATAGAACCATTCATTGATCAGACCGAAGTCAAAACTCCACTCCGCCATCTGGGTCACGTGCATTCCAATAGCGCCGAGCAACCGTCCATCGAGATCAGCAACGTAGACGACTCCGGTCTTTGTCATGGCTCTGACATGATCGGAAACCATCTGCTTGCCAAGCTCGCCCTCAGGCACGCTCGGATAATAGACATGCTGGTCCTTCTCTTCTCGAGCCTGGATCAGCATCTTGGTGAGATTGACGACATCATATGCGACCGCTCTCCTGATGAGCAGCTTTCGTGCCTGCTCCTGTTGTTCGCTCTTTTCCATGGTGATACTCCGTACAACCCTTGCTGTTATCGGTCTTCCAGTCTTAGGAAGCCGTAGACAATGACATCCATCGCATCGATGCCGGTGATGTCATCCTGTATTCTGAGGACCAATCTTTGCAGCGATCCGTTTCTAAGCTCCAACCCCCACCTGAATCCGAAAGTGTCCTTGAAATCCAAGATAGGGATAATACCCTCTGAAATGAAATCTACGTTATTCGCAATGAACGCAGTCGTGCCATCGCCAAAAGACGGCGTGCCTGAACCCAGCCGAACAATGTCGAAATTCGTTTGCAATGCCTCCGCGATAACGACCTCGCCTAACTCATCGGTGTAGAAGAGCCGGCAGCCGACAGTCAATGCAGCAATGTTGCCGAAGGTATTCAGCGAAGCATTCTGATCGACCACAATAAACGATAGCCTGGTGACGTAAAGATCTGCGTCCTGTGGCGCTTCCACAAAAAAATCGACTGGCGTGACGCTGCCGTCTACCAGCATATCCTCCGATCCCGTCGGCGTTCCATCGTCTGTCAGGAACTGCCGAAACGGACGCACGTTCTGCATCACGCCGAACGGCGGGAACGGCCGTTCGACTACGCTCATCGCGCCTGATTTTTCAACATCGACCTCAGTGCGCTCTGGGCCGGAACCAATTATCTTGGCTCTGATCAATTACAGATCCTCGTAGTAGCCTCGCATTCCAACATTTGCGATACCCGTTGTGCCGACCTCATACTGGAAAGCGATTGCGGTATCAGGCGGCATGATCACTGCGTCATCTAAGATGACAAGCACCCCACCACCAGCCCCATGACCGGCTATCGCGGTTTCGCCTTGCGAGGTTATTCCGGTCACGTTTTCCTGCAAGGCTTCAGCTTCTGCCAGGATGCCTGAACCGAAATTCAGATTAACCGGCAGTATGGCTCCGCCATCAGATGCTGGCGTACCAGTGACCTTGTGGATCTTCCAGGTTGCTGCGTTAGCGCCTCCAAGACGAGCAAGTTCGACGACGAAGAATCGGCTTTGTGAGGTGTTCCTGAAATACGCCACGAACTCCCCGGCTACCGCATTGGCATCCTCAAAGATCGAGTTGAAAACCCGCTGCTCATCTCGCGACACATAGAAACTTCGCTTGCGAGATTGCGCATCAACGAGCGCCCTACCCTGATCGTCTATAAGCAGCTTGTTGCCATCGGCTGCACTTTCAATTTCAAGTCCCATTATGGTGGCTCCTCAATGTGTTGGTCGTTCAGTATTCCAAGATGCAAATTCGTAACCTTAAGTTCTCGCGTTTGCTCCTGTTGCTCATTGGTGATGCTTCGCAAGCCTGTCTGTATGCCCTCCAGTTCGACCAGGACATCAGCATTCTCTTGTTTCTCGATCCCCTCAGATGTAAATACCTTCATGCTAACTCCGCCCCGGTGATCGTGAAATCGACCTGGTTTGCCGTATCGGTCTCGGCCTGGATGGAGTCATTCGGTGACAGCACCCAGACCTTGCCATCGGATAGCACCTCGGCAAATTCATCCTGCCTAAGCTCAGCCCTCCCGGCCTTCCGCGTCGTCGACCCATCCCGAAGAATGTAGACGATGACATCCTGTCGTGACACGCCGTCATTATAAACATCGAACGACCGGATGATCGTAGATACCGTCGCAGTGAATAGCGTACCCACCGTGTCCGGAAGCTGACCGTCTGCAAGTGACGCTCCAACATAAGGCATTTACATCCCCCACTCGAGGAAGGAATCGGACTCGTCCTGAGCCTCGAGGACGGCAATCCTGCTCTCGTGATCAACCAGGGTTATGCCGATTGCGGCAAGCGCGGCCGTCAGTCCTGTGATCGCGCTGATCGGATGTGCGTCTGGTGCGCTACGGCCAGGCAGGTCATTGTGTTCAAGAGCAAGAATCGTTGTAATTGTGGCCTGCGTCGAGCCGAACTGACGCACGAGATCGTCGACCAGGGCGCGCATCTTGTAGACATCGTAGTCCGGCTCGAATTGTACGGTGGTAAAGACTGTAGCAGCCATCAGTTGCCGCGCCTCCCCTTCCGCTTGAATTGTGCTCGCCAGGTACCCATGCGCCAGTCGTCACCAAGCGCATCCGATTCAATCCGGAACGATACCTGCCGGCCCCTGATTCGTGGATTCACAAAGGCCGTGGTCGGTGCGATCGTGAACGGTCCCTTGTTGACCACCTCCACACCACCGCTTGACGGGTAGGCCTTCGCCGTCAGCGACAGATCGACCGAACCAACGAGCCTCTTGAAGTCGGGGATCATCTTCCGTATCAGCACATGGTAGGTCCCCTCGTCGACATCCATGTCGTAGCTCTCGATGAACGACAACATCGGCGTGACATTGTTCTCCGGGTCGGTCTCATCGACGCCGGTCTCGTGTATGAAAATCTTGCCGTCAAAGGTGCCGTACGGCTTCTGATTAAAATGCGCCGAGCTATCGTGAAAGGCACTGCGATCGATCGTGCCGAAGTCCCAGACCCTGTCGTAGTAGTTGTACTTGACGTAGCGATCATTGGCCTGCGAACCCTCCGCTGAATAGACCCACCAGACCTCCGTGAACAGCTTGTTCACCGATGCGTAGGACTTCCGCCCTTGGTCCAGGTTGATGTCATCGAAAACGGTATTGCGAATCTCGCACTCCATGACCCGGAGGACGCCGTCGTACATCAGGAAATCGTCCTCGCCCATGAAGTACATGATGCCGTTCACATCGATCGCAGCATTAGGCCCGATGACCGTGACCGACTGTCCCAGGTGCCGTAGCGCGAAAACAAACTCGCCCGAGATGAATTGCATTGCATGCAGTGACGAGTCGGTCATGGTAAGGATATCGCCACGCGATTCGACCGCGGTGATGATCTCGGATCCCACATCAAGCCGGAGATCGCCGGCAGTGTTCGTGGACAGCGGGGTCCAGTCGGTGAAGTCTTCCGAGCTTGCCCACCTGATCAGCAATGGATCAGGCTCTCCGGGCGCTGCGGCTGACCCGGTGCCGGCACCGAAGGCAATCACATGCCTAGCTTGCGGCGAGATCAGCATACGCTCGATGGTGTTCGGCGCTTCAGGAACCAGCACCGCCCTGACAAGCGGTCCATTGCTGCGGTCCCAGTGGAATAGCTGTCGGCCATTCGGCGATGCCAGCAGGTCCTCACCAAAATTATCCAGCGACCAGGTTCTCAGATTGCCCAAGATTCCAGCGCCGGCTACAAAGCTGCCGATGCCATAGGCACCCAGGCCATAGGCGCCGGTACCGTAGCCCAGCAGTGTTGTGGTGTCTTGCAAGCCGGCCTGAATCTCGTACTGAAAGTCGACAGTCCCTCCGCCGTTCTCGGTCGATGTCGGCGGTATGTCATTGCGAATGATGTACATATCGGAATCGACGATGAACTCGACCCGAAACTCGTCATTGAGATCGATGCCACCAACGAGATCAGCGTTCTCGAAATGCACAAAGTTGCCGACCGCAACCCCGTGGGCCGTGTCTGTGACCTGAATAAAGGTCGGGTCATCGCCGCCATCCGGATCAAACGCTCCGGTGATGTCGGTATCGAATGGATCGATCAGGGTGCCTTCTTGAGCGAACGGCGTGATGTCGAACAGTTCGCTGTTGTTGACTATGTAGAGCTTCAGGTTGGTGCCGATCGCCAGCCACTTCTGGGCGTCCAGGCTGGACCAATCCCACAGCGCCCTGGCTACCCCGAGGTAGCAGGTCTGCACTATATTCTGGGCCGGCAGGATCACCAGGCCATCAGGGAATGCTGCCGGAGCAGCGATGGCAAAGTCCGTGACCGGCAGGATATCGAGCGATGTGACGTTGCCCTGGTTGCCGTCACAGCCAGTCAACTGGAATGGCCGGATGTCGATATCAAGACCGTCGGCGTCTTCAGGTAGCGACTCGGTGAGCATGACCTCGGTGGCAGCCGCTACATCAAGATTCAAAAACCGCACGACGTAGCTCTGGGTGTCGTTCCTGATGAAAGACTCATCGGCATAAAAGAATACGTTCGGCGTGCCGGCCTGGATGTCATCGATCAGGGGATCGGTCAGCGTGAACACAGTCGCGCCGGTTGAATGGTTAGCGGCCAGCGAGTTGATCTGCTCACCAGAATCTGTCAGCAATCGAACGACCGTTCCTTCGCGCAGGTACTTTGTCACCGGGACCGAGACCATGATTGTCTCAGAGTCTTTGACTCCGCCACTGTTGACGTTGGCACCGCCACCGAACTCTTCCGGGTAACTGATGATGAACGCATCGCCGGCTGTGGCCGTGACCGCAGAGTTCAGGTCGAACGTGAACTCATCCTGGAGCGCGGTCGGATCATCGATGGTACGGCCGCCGAGACCGCCGACCAGGGAATCATCGAACAGCCAGACCGGATCCAGATCAAGGCAGGTCACCGCCATATCAAGAACGATCGCCGATGCTCCGGCGGAATAGCCGGCGTTCGCAGTACGCTGCTGGCTCAACTCCTCGCTGATGCCGTCGACCTCGGTACCCAGTGAGTCAAGCACCCAGCCGCCGAGCTTCTCGGGCAGGCGCTTACGAAACCTGATCTTGTCGCCGTCCTTGAACCGACCCTTAGCACCACGGTCGGTCTCCTCGGTCATGATGCCGGGGAGGAGATCGAGCGGAATGTCAGGAAGTCTGCTCATGGCTGTCCGACTTATGAATTATCCTGCGCTATAAACATGAAGTCGCGATCTACGTTGCCTCCGCCGCCGCCGACACCCATGTCTGGATTACCAAGCTGGAGTGTAAAAGAGCTAGCAAACCGATTTCTTAGCACGGCTATAATCATTCCGCCTGGACCATCGACGGTTCCTATACCCGTTAATGTGATGATGAGATCGTCCACATCTGATAAAGCAAGATTGTGAGTTACGTTGTAAAGACCTAGACCGGTTCTAGTCGCCGACCAACCGGCTGGCACAACTTCTCCAATTCCATTCGCTGGTACGAATCCAGAAAAGATGACAGCGCTAGAGCTAGGTATACCTGCAAGTGTGGCTGGCGTGACCGCTCTCTCGGTATCGGTGCCTGTATCAACCTCCGCCTGGGTAGCGAGTTCGATGTGACCGCTGAGCGTCAAGCTTGACTTGCGGGCCTCGTAGGTCTCCGGGGTGATCACACGATCAGAATCAGTTCCAGCATCAACTTCTACCTGTGTCGCAAGCTCGACGCGGCCAAGTGTTGAGTCCGTTGCCTGTGCGATTTGCGATGAACTTTCGTACTTCAGCGGCGTGATTGCTTTGGTATCGTCCGTGCCGGCATCCACCTCGGCCTGGTCGGCAATCTGGATGAGGCCGGTCTCGGTCTCAGATGCTGTGGGAATGAAGCCAATTTCGAAAACGTCATCGGCCACCGGGTCCACCATCACCGCCACCCGTGAGTTGGCCCTGACAGCCACGCCGGCATTGGCGACGGTTTTGATCGTCATCACATCAGCGGTCTCGTTCGATATGATGTAGAGCTTCGCGGTGCTCGGTACGATGATGTTTTTCGCTTCGCCAGGGACGCCGGTAAGAGCAATGACCGAGTTCCTCGCCTGATCGTCAGAGCCGTTCGATGTGGTAAGAATTTTGTCCGTGCCGGCCGGCGTGACATCGAGGCTCAGGCGAGCAGCGATCGCGTCCTCGAGCAGGTCGATGGCGCTCGCGTTATTGATGTCGCCCCAGACATTCTGGTTGCCGCCAGTCTCCTGAAGGACGAGTCGTAGTAATGATGTGAATGTGTCAGCCATTAGCCTGATGTCCTTATGATTGCGAGCGTCGGATCAGTCGGGTCCGGAAACTTCACAGTAAATGTCCCGTTGTTGACGGCACGGGGCGATCCGAAATTGATGACCCACATGACCTTGTTCTGCTGTGGTCCTGCTGTAGTGTTATAGATGACGGCACCTTGTGCGGCGTCAGGATTTGATGGGCCTATTCCCCATGTCGCTCCTGGTCCGAACACCAGGTCATCCAAATCGATTGACGGCCGTTCGGGTTGACCCGGTGTGTAAATAATTGTCTGCGTCAGTTGCTCGCCGCCGGCAGTGTACCCGTTGCCGACAAGCTCGCCAGTGATCGATGCCTGGTCATCGACGGTCACGGGATCGATATCCGCCAGCGTCGAGTACATGGCGAAGAACAGCACATCGTTCCGCACATCATGGTTGCCATCGATGCATTGATCGAGTAGGAACTGGAAGGCCGTGCCTGTTGAAATGCTCATCCGGATACGCTCACTGTCTCAGCCGCAGACTTGACCGGGTCATAGTCGCCACGCCACTGTCTCCTGAGCTCAATCTTTCTGGCCGGCATCAGTTCACCGTAGCTCTGCCGCCATGTCTCCAGGTCCGCAGGATCGGAGATCAGGAACTCGTCAGAGGCAAGCAGGCAGGCGTACAAGAGCAGATCGCCGGCATTGTCACCAAGCCATGTGTTCTGGTTACCCGGTGCCAGGGCGTCAGGAGATTGGATCTGGCGAAGCTCAAACCCGTACTCGAGGTCCGGAGGCGGCACCATGAAAAACTCGGTCTCGGTTAACTCAGCGTAGTATTTCGGTTCGGCCGTCGCTGTCTCGTCAGGCTCGAAGTCCAGGCACCACTCGTAGGTCCTGCGCTCAAGGTAGCGTCTCAGGCCAGAAGAGGCACTGGTTGGAAATGCCTGAGTCGGGGCCGTGAAATTGGCTGTCGTGTATCGAGCCGTGCCGACGGTAATGCGAACTTCATCGATAGACGCATTTGCATCTGCGATATTTGGAGTCGCGCCACTTTCGTTTCTTGAGCCGATGTTGATCGGTATCGCTCCGGTGCCTCCGATCGTTACTCCCGTTACATCAAACGTGGCACCAGATTTCACGCCATCTACATGCGCGAACAGATCGTTGCCTAGCCGCGTGATGGCAATGTGCTGAAAAGTGCTGTTCGGACCCATCGTGCCAAAAACAAGGAAGTTATTAAGACCGCCGCCTCCAGTTGCGTAATTAAACGTGATAGCGCCGTTTGCACCTAGCACACTCCAGTTAGTGGTGCCGGTGCCCCCATCGCCGTGATTGATGTAATCATGAGCGCCAACCTGGTCAAATGTGTTGACTTGGAACTCAACCGTCCAATCTCCGGCAAGAAACGGAAAGGCTGTGTTGTGAGGAATTTCGAGAAAATCCAAAGGATCATCAGTATCGGCATCGAGCGCCGCTGTGCCGAATTTTTTGATTGTCGTATCTAAGACTATGGCTCCCTGGAAATTCACTGAGTTATTGAGCGGCGAGTCATCGACCGCAACCGTGGCGCCATCCACACCGTCCAGGCTCAGCAACAGCACTACGTCGGCGAAGTCAGCATCAGCACTAACGGCGGGATCTCGGAGATGCAGCGACCTGGTTCCCTGCCAGTCCGATGGCTTGATCGCCTGCACATATTGATCCTGCGTCAAATCGCCTGTGATCACCCGGTCGAAGATTTCGAAGTTCAGGTCGGTCGTCAGGCGGCTCTCGCCCATGGAGACGATCGTGCTCTGATTGTCGATGAACTCCTCACTGGTCTCCTCGAGCCAGTCGTTGAGGGCCGCGATCAGGTCGTCGTAACTAAATGATGTCGATGAAGGCATATTAAATCCTCATGGCGTTCATATCCGGAACCATGCCACTTTGCGTTGATTCTGGTCACCTTCAATAAAGATGTCCGTATTGTCTGGTCGCTGACTGATACCTCTGGGGATCGACAGATCTCCTGCGGCTATGCTTGGGCCAGTCGTGAAGTTCGCCATTGTCGTAATGTCGAATGCAGTGCTGAGATCCCACGACACCAGAACCTGAAGATTCATTGCGTACATAAAGCTGCCATCTGTCGAAAAGGTAATGGTGCGAACACCAGTGCCAGCATCAGGCAACATATCAAATCTTTGAACAGTCGCTGGACCAAGTGTCGTAGGATCAAAGGCTATCGATGCAGCGTATTCAAGTATCTCTTGAGTGGCACTTTGATAATGGACCCAACACGTTAAACCGTCTGCGCTCCAGATATGATCTGCTGGACCACCAGCCGGACCACCAGGAGCTAAGTTCTGATTCGTCTCTGCACCGAGAACCGTCAGATCCCACGGAGTCGCTGACTGATCCCAAACGCGAATGTTAAAGGCAAAAGATGGAACTCGCGAACATGCCGATAATCTCGTTCCATCAGGTGACCACCAGCAAGTACGAAGATTGCTTATGTTTGGAGTCGCGACACGATTCGCCCATTGAGTCTGAATGTCCCATGGTGTGATCGGATCTTGCTGTGCTATCTCCGCGCCCTGTCTCGCTGTGAAGACTCTGGTTCCATCGGGCTTCCAAAAAATATCTTGTCGAAAACCACCAGCAACAGATTCAGGATTGTTTGCAAGCTCATCTTCACTTGAGCCATAGGCACTCGCGTCTTCAAAAAGCGGTACATTATCCACCGCATCAATCGTAAGACACCTTATCGCGAACCCGGTGAACAGCCCGTCGCCTGGTCGAAAACGAACCGTTGCGCCTGACAGGTCGCGCTCGGGTGCCGGCCGCCACAGCGACACCGGGTCCTCGATCTCAGGCAGTGATTCCTGCGGGTGCTTGCCTTCGTACCACGCGGGATCGACCACCAAGCTCGGGTAATAGCCGTCGGACACCATGTCTTTCAGCATCATTTTCCGGCCGGACCTGGCGCATTCGCCTACCGCAAATTTTCCCTTGGCGTATCGCTTCGGCACGCGTTCACCTCAGCATCCGACGCCGTGATCCGCCGCTACCTAACGCTCGAGCCATGCCGCCTCTACGGGCCGGCGGTCCCTGCCTGCCACCAACTCGTGACGCAACAGACTGGCCTCGTGGCTTAGCAAGTGCTGCAGGCGGTCTCGCTGCGGCTCCGCCCAATGCGCCAGCTGGTGCGGTCCCGCCGGCTGTCTTGGCGGCTCGGAATTTCGCCGCTTGATCTGCGGGCGAGGTCGCACCAGGCATTCGAGCCGTGGCTGCTTGCTGCTGCATCCTGGCGCCCGCGGTTGCCTGCTGCAGTGCTGGCGTACCGCCGCCGCCTCGAGCCGCGAAGCCGAACGTGCCGCGTCCTTGCGGCATCCTGCCGCCGGGAACGGCGATCTGGGCCATGCCTCCTCGCTGCTGCTGCTGCTGCATCTTTGCCTTCACCATGGCCTGCTGTTGCTGCATGCCACTCGCTCGGCCGGCTCTTGGCGGGAGACTAACTCCGCCACTCGTTGCGTTGCGCTTACCGAGGAACCCGCCACCTGCACTGGTAGGCAAACCAGGGCCACCCGTCCTGGGATTCCGGCCACCAGCACCGCGTATCATGCCGGCAATACCGCCCCGCTGCCCTGCCTTCTGCATCCCTTTACCAAAACGACTCTGTGTGGTCGGCAACTCAGAGAGTACTGGGCCTCGGTTACCGCCAGGCATCCGCCCACGATTCCCACCAGGATTGTATTGCCCCCTGGCTTTCTGAAGCGCTCGGCCCATCATGCCCGACCTGCCGCCTCCGTTTGGATTGTGAGTCCCACCTCCACGCCTCGCCAGTGCTTGGTCGTGCTGAAGGTTCTTCATTGATCGTGACAGTGCCATCATGGCCTCCCGTGCAATCGTGAGTAATTCGCGGATATGACAAGAGGTGCCGTATCCCTGTCTTCATCGTGGGCTAACGTCCATTCCTCGGTAGCCATCATTTGGAGCGCCTGCCACTTTGCCTCGTTGTATTTCACTGCCACCCTGGCAGCCAGTTCGGCAACGAAGGCCTCCTGAAATCTGAATGGAATGTCCAACGTGTTCTGCGCGTTGCCGACATCCTGGACCTGCTTGTAAACATTGAAGATCAGAGTGTCGGTGTCGTTCTCGCCGGCCAGCCAGAAGAACACCTGGACCTGGTTGACGCCAATATCAGTATCCCGGCGCCGATCCACGAAGTATCTGTCCGGCCGCCCGATCAGGTTCTTGTCATGCAGGATCAGGTAATCCTCTCTGGAGATCGGATAGATCTCGGTGTCGACGCCGTTCCTGCGCACTACTGCGGTCTGCACCTCGATGGTGCCAACCGGCAGATCGAAGCTCACCTCACCGGGCGTGACCGTGTGTTCAATTTGTTCGAACGTCCACTGCCTGTGTCCGCGGTTCGCCCAGGATGACAGCAGGAAGCCGGCCGATCGCCTGATCGAAATGATGTGCTCGCCCGTGATCTCCTGCAGATTCATGCCGGCGCGCTCGACCGCCTCGTCGCAGATCACCGCGAGAATCGGGTCGAATAAAAATGAGCCTGTGGTTGCCATGTGCGCTTATGCTTGGCTCTTCACGGATTCGAGTGCAGGTGCTGCAGGTTTTGCCCTTTTCTTCCTTGCCATCTTTATTGGCTTCTGTTGGTCAGGATCCAGCTTTTCACGAAGGCTCGATACCGTGTCGGATACCTGGCCGAGATAAGCTGTCTTGTTAATCGTTTCCAAAACCGTTCGCATTTCTAATTCCGTGAGTATGACTGCGTACGTGTTTTCCTGGGTCATGCCCCTCTCTCCTGTTATGCAGTAATCAATCCCAATGCGACCAAGGCTGCGTGAACTCCACTAGCGGTCACTGCTACTCCAGTCTGTAGTGAGATTGCTGCGGTCGTGTAGAAACCCATTTGTCGAACGCCCCCTGTCTCTCTTACCGACATACAGCTTAGGCCACCTGCGATCAAATCTATTTGATCGGCTGCACCCGACCCGAGGCCAGAATTATCGTCTGATCTTCGAGCATTCACTGTCGGATTAGTGGCAGAGGCAGCTTCATTCCGTATACCTGCGCCTGTGCCAACAAGACTTCCGAATAAATCTCCTGACCAGAACCATCTCTGTGAACCGGCAAGTGAGAGGCCCAACTGATCATCGCTACTTTCGTTGAAACCTGTATCCCCATCACCAAATGCAAATGCAGGTAGGGCTGCGCTCGCTCCGATCGCCCCCGGTAGGACTATGAATTGTTCGTTGCCTCCAGAGTCTGATTGGACACGGGCAATTTCTGCAGAACGTGCTATCAGCGCCATTTGATCGGTTGCTGTGTGACCAATGCCTGTGCCTAAATCAGCTTGGTCCGGAACCAGTACCGGATTTATATTCGTTGCCGCTTCGTTTAATACTGCCGGTCCAGTGCTTGTGTTTGAATGGATGCCCGATACCCCATCAATTACAAACTGAGTGCTGCCGGCGAGCGCTAACACAATATCGCCAGGGTCGCCCGCACCTGCGGGTAGGCCGCCGTCGATAGTTACGCTGCCGCCGTCGGTTCCACTCTGTAACGACTGGCCGCCGCGTATAGCAACATCGCCGCCGCCGCCGGATGAATTATTAGCCCCGACGCCGCCCCTTACCAATACCGTGCCGCCGGCACCGGATGAATTCGCAAACCCTTCGCCGCCAAGCATAGAAACATCGCCGCCAGGGCTATTGCCGGCGCCGAAACCCCCGCCGCCTGCTATTCGTACATTGCCGCCGCCGCCGGCTACGGTTGCCTGGCCGCCTATAACCCTGGCCTCGCCAGGTATAGAGTCGCCTTCGCCGCCGATAATCATTGCGTTGCCGCCGAAACCTGCGCCGCCGCCCTGGCCGCCGCCCCACATGATTGCATCGCCGCCATCTGATCCGAAACCGGACCCGTTTGCATAGCCGCCCCAAAGTTCGAGGTTTCCTGCTGGCCCTTCACCAGAGCGTCCGATACCGTATATCGATACGAGACCAGGAATAGGAACTTGCAATCCGGCAGCAGCATCGACACCGGTTAGGGTATTGATGAATAAGTTTCCGCTCGTGCCGGGACCAGCGGCCCCACCTTCGCCAACTTCTACGAGTATGTCGCCGCCTGCGCCTGTTCCAATTCCCGCACCTGATTTAATACTTACGACACCACCGTCGCCAGCCGTCGCTACTGATGAACCGGCTAAGACATTTACAGCGCCGCCATCACCTGTTGCGGCGACACCTGAATCACCTCCTTTCAGATCCAGATCACCACCGTCAGCAGCAGGATCAGTACCGGCACAAAGCTGAGCGTTGCCAAGGGCTGAAATTGTGGCTAGTTCAACACCACCAGCAACGAGGCCGAGCGTGTTGACTGCTGGCCTGTAAAGGCCTGTATCTTCGTCGCCAAGGAAAGCGAGTTCGGGCGCACCTACAACACCGAAAGCTTGGAGAATGAGTGGGGAATCTGGTACTCCACCACCACCGCCACCATTGCTTGTGAGTCCTTCGAGGCCTCCGCCTCCGAGGGCCATGACTATGAAGTCCTTGGAGAAGCTTGTACGACCTCGAGCGACACATCGTCGCCCGTCAAGACCGCATTCGACTTCAGCCTAATTGCCCTCACCGGAAACGCCAGGTTGCCTGTCACATCTGCGGTCACATTCACCATCGAATCGTGATCGTGGATGTTGATTTCAGGGAAGAACAGATCAAACTCACTGCCGAGCCACGAGCCAACCTGTGGCTGCGGATCGTTACCCCGGCGAGCCAAGATGTTGGACAGTGTCAGTTCGACCGTGAGATCGGCTGTCGCTGCACCTACGGCGATTGCCATCGCTACATCGAAATCAGCCACCATGTAATCGAGTGGCAGCCAGTTGCTTGAGACTATGCTACCAGTGCCAGACTCGATGGCTCCGGTCGAATCGTCGTCGATCTTGATTGACGTAACCGTCGTGAAGGCCTGCACCGTTGACACGGTGCTGGTGTTAGGCCCAGTCACTACCTCTTGGCGGAAATTGCCTTTCTCATCAGTGCCTTCGATGAGAAACCTACGATCCGAATCGTCCCCGTTCGAAGTGATTTCGACTTGCCGGCGAAAATCCATCACAACCGGGTTAGCCGTCAGCGTCAGTTCCTGGACGCCTCCGGCTGCCGGTGTCTGGGATGCCGCAACAGCCTCATCATTGGCAGCAGCGTAGGGCGAGATTGTTAATACTCTTGGCCTCATGATGTGGCCCTCCTATTCGCTGTGGTTAGATGGCTGACGGTACGCGCTGTCTCGAGTCAGTGTAGTTCTCGCCCAGGCCTTCCTTCGTGAGATCCGCCAGGTACGTTACCTCGATGCCTTCAGTGAGGGCGACAGGAATATAGTCCGCTCGCTGATCCACGCTAGTCGGACTTGGCGTAGTGACGTTTCCAGCATCGAAACTGCCAGCAATCACGACCTGATCACCCTCGACAGCCTGGTGGGTATTGTACCGGCCGCCGCCACCGCCATCTGGCTTGATCGCCGCCTTCCTTCTGAGGCCACGAGGTCCGGTTTCCTGTTGGCCGACAGACACGACACCGGCTGTATCGTCATCGACGATGACGCGATCGATCTTGGTGAAATGCTTGTTGCCTTCGACCGTGGTCGCGTTCGGACCTTGACGCTCTTCGGCCATTGGCCTGCCGTTGGCGTCACGACCAAGAATCGTGAATGTCCTTGCGGTTTCGTTCGCCGCCGCAGTGATCGAAAAACGACCGCAAAAGAACAGAATGCCAACACCATCGACAACCTCGTTGCCGTTGATATCCAAATCCTGTTCGCCGCCAGCCGCTGGCGTTTGGTTCAGCGTGATCGCTTGGTCGTCGCTGTTGCCGCCATCAATAGCCTCGGTGACCAGGACAGCGATGCGTAGTCCTCGCAGGGTGTTCTCAAGCTCGTCGCCCATCCCGAAATTCGGATCATTGAGATTAAAAGCAACGCCGTCGCCGGCTAGTATTTGTGATGCATGCGTCAGTGTATGTTTACTCATGACAGCCCTCCTAAGGGGCAGCGGCGTATCTCAGCCGCGTCAGTTGTTGTAAAAATTCTCGGGGAGACAATTCCCCCCGAGAACCGTTTCCTACTCGTGGTTACTTGCTTAGGTGCCACCTCCTGGTGAACCGTAAGCTCCACGCCAGTCAGACCAGCCGTAGCTGTAGCGCTCTCGTGCCTTGTAGCGCAGGTTGCCGGTCTCGAAGTCGCCCTCGATTCCTCGCTGCACGTTCTTGCGCACAAAATGCTTCAGCCCATCAGGGCAATCGGTCAAAAGAAACCAGGCATCCGGATCGGTGAATCGGTGATTCACGCAGAACCCGTCGGCCACTGTTCCCAGTGTGTTGATTGCATTGATGTCGTTATCTCCGGTGCCCGTCCGATACGGCGACTGCAGGATGCGTGTTGCCACGAATTGCAGTTGTGTCGGCACGGCCATCTTCTTGATCTGACAAGCGATCGGGATTCCCCGGTCGTCGTCAAACTCAGAGATGTCAATGGCTGCTTGCTCCAATGAAGCCTCGGACAGATCAGCCGCGACCGCCAGGGTGTTAGCCTGGACGCCACCGCCGAACTGCGGATGTGCTGCACTGAACAGCGGCACGCCGTCGCCACCTGGGAAGGTAGCGTCGAAGCCGTTATTCAGGATGTCAGCACCCTTAACTTCTTTGGTCTGTTGAAGTGAGCGAGCGAGCGCTCGAGCGTACTTGCTACCGATAGACCCGTACAAGCCGTCCTCTTCCGCTTCCTCAGTGATCGAGAAAGCCAAAGCGATCGTCTCATGCGTGTACCGGGCAACGTAACTCTCAGCCCCCTCGTCGTACGCGACACCCTCACCTTCAGGCTTGACCGGTGCTGCGTCGAAGCCAGCGAGCAGGACATCTTCCTCGAAGGCCTTGACCGACCGTTCGATTGCGAAAAGATATTTCCACTCTTCTGGGTAGCGTGCGTACTCCATGCCGAACACCGTGTTCAGCCCTTCCTGTAGCTGCTTTCTAAAGTCAGCGCGATTCATAGCCATGTTGCGTCTCCCTTAGATCGCATCTACTTCGGACCTGTTCTCATGCTCGTTTATGAGAACCAGGGCGTCAGCAAACTCGCCAAAGTCGTTGTTGATCCCATGCGCGAGAGCTAGGATCTTCAGCGTGCTCGGGCCGCCACCAAGGGTGGACTGGTCCAATTCAAAAGCACTACGACCTGTGAATGCATTCCCCGCGCCGACAGCGTAGTCAGCCATCTGGCCGACATCTGCTGCGACAAGCCCTGCTGCACCGGAAACTTGGATCACGAATCTCATATCGGGATCGTCGTATACCAGCGCCTCGACCGGGCTGCGGGGGTCCTGTTGTGTTACCTGACCTGAAATCCAACGAGG